TTATTGGCGCTTATTCGGACTAAATTGAAATAATGTAAATAAGGAGATTTTATTAATGGTTAGATTATTTAATGGCAGAGAAACTGACTTCTCTCATAATGAATATGTATTGAACGAGATTATATCATGTAAAGTAACTGAAGAATTAAATGGAGATTATACACTGGAACTTGAATATCCATTAGAAGATAGTAAGGATATTTCAAGTAATTTGGTTGTAGGAGCAATTATATCAGTTCCAACTATTGATTCAAGAGAAAATCAGTTATTTAGGATAATAAAAAAAGAGACAAACTCCAATTCTATTACTGTACAGGCTCAGGCTAAATTAATGGCTGATTTAAAGGTTAATGCAATTAGAACAACAATCATTACAGGAAAAACTAGAAAAGAAGCTATACAAACCATTTTAAATAGTGCTTTGGATCCGCACGATTACACTGTAGGCAATTTAGATGCAAATACTAACACCAATGTGATATTAGAAGTTAAAGAGGGAAATTTACTAAGTGATATTATAGGTTCAGAAAATAGTGTATTAAGCGAATATGGCGGTGAATTTATAGTTAGTAATAATACTCTTGACATAGTTAACAAAAGAGGGCAGGACAATGGAGTTGTCATTGAGTATGGTAAAAATTTAAGCAGTATAGAAGAAAACATTGATATTGCTGATTTTGCAACAGCTTTGATTCCAAAGTCAGGAGACTATAGACTTCCAGAATATTTAATTGTGAGTCCAAATGCTGGAGCATACGACAAGCTATATTACAGAGAAGTAGAATTAAATCTTAATATTTGGGATGGAACAAATGATAAAGGTGATGATCAAGTAACTATAGAAGAAGCTTATGAACTTATGAGACAAGCTTGTAATAAGATGTTTACAGTTGATAAAGTAGACCAGATAGCGTTTAATTATACAGTTGATTTTGTGCAATTAAGCCAAACTGAAGAATATAAGAATTATGCAATTCTTGAAACTGTTAACTTGGGTGATACAGTTACAATAAGGCATAAGAAGCTTAATTTAGACCTACAGGGCAGAGTTAATAAGATAACCTATAGAGTTAATAGCGAAGGCGTGACAACTATTGATACTGTTGAAATAGGATTCACTAGAAAGGATATTACAGACATTATAAAAGATACTGTTAAGCAAATTAAGTTTGCTAAAGATGAAATAATGTTATCTGTAGGTAATTCTATTAATGGACTTAATTCAAGTATTGATTTACAGGCAAAAAAGATTAATGCAGTTGTTGAACAAGATGGAACTGGCTTTGGTTGGGAACTTTCTAAAGATGCATTTAAGGTTGCATGTGTTGGTGCTAGTGACTCTTTTGTAGAAATTAATGAAGATGGTTTGGAAGTACATGATGGTAAGTTTAGACTTTATAAAGGAAATGACGTTGTATTTTATGTAAATACGCGAGGCGTATGTAATGCAGTGGGTGGATTTATTGTTGAAAATGATGATACAAGCTGTAAACTTGATAAGGATGGCATAACATTGACTAATTCAAATGGATATACAAGCAGATTCTATGTGTTAGATGATACAACCGCATTGAAAATGCAAGATGATTTATATATTGGTAAGGGTATTTTTGTGGATGGATTAAGTTACTTTCATACAGATGTTGAGATAGATGGAACATTACGTATTGGTGAACATCTAAGAGTTGGAGGAAAGGATCTAATTGATATTATTGATGCAAGAATAACAGCATCAAAGTAGAGAATAATGTACATTGTAAATATATAGGGGTGAACGCATGAGTAATGAAGAATTAGTATTATTATACCAACAAGGGAATAAAAAAGCCCTAGAAAAACTAATTGAAGCCAATGGCGGCATAGTAAGAAAGCTTGCAAATAAGTTTAATGGTATTAATAAAATGGTTGAGTTTGATGATCTGGTCCAGGTAGGAACAATTGGACTAATTAATGCAGCAAGTAAGTATAATAATAACTTAGAAAATAAAGCTGGCTTCATTACTTATGCTTTCCAATATATAAAAAGAGAAATATATTCATGTGTTAATGGAAGAAGTGAAAAAGAGATTAGCAATAATAAGCTTTATAATAGTTGCGTGAGTCTCGATATGCCTTTACAGTCTGATGAAGATATACAACTAAAGGATACTATTGAAAGTGTTGATTATGGCTTCGAGAATGTGGAAGAGAATATTTATATTAAGCAGCTAAGGGAAGAGTTAGAAAGTGCAATGCTACATAATAATACTCTAAAGGAAAGAGAAATATTGCAGCTATGCTATGGGTGGGATTATCAAAAGACATTTACATATAAGGAAGTAGCAGAAGTTTTAAAACTAAATCAAAATAGCATTCCTCAAATAGAATTTAATGCACTTAGAAAGCTAAGAAATAGTAGCTGGGGCAAAGAAAAAGTTAAAGAATATATGAGAGATAAAGTTGAATCTATAATGGAGAACTCAAGATATAATCAGGATAAAGTTATAGATAAAATTAATCTTATAGATAAGTATTTTAGTGGGGTGATATAAATGGATCACAAGGATATATTTGAACAAACTAAGAAGGACCTAAAGGAATTTAAAACAATAATTGCAAGATTAAAAGCCAGTAAGTTAACATTAGAAAAAGATACTCTACTAAGTGATGAAGAGAAAAAGCTACTTGAAAGAAAAATAAAATCAGATGAAATTAAGCTTGAAAAGATAAAGGCAGCATTAGAGTTTTTAAGCGATACAGATTTAAAAATAATAGCATCTATATTCTTTGAGAAAGTAACTAACAAGGATATGGCTGCTCAATTAAATGTGTCTAAAGAGTATATAAATAGGCATAAAAGAGAATCTACTGAAATAATAGCGGATATAATGTATGGTCATTTAGTGGGAAGTAATTTAAGCAATTCTTATTTATAGAATTGAAATTGTGATAATATTGAAAATGAAACTATGTGAAATGGCTTTTAAGACTATATAATACGGTTGTATTATAACATCTATAGAAATATAGGTGTTTTTGTTATTGCTAAATATATAAGAATATGCGTTTGGTATTAAAAAATAAATCTTAAAATATACTGCATTCTCTGATATAATAATTTAATGGTGGCTAACATTACCACCTTGGGCTATTAATTTTATAGTCTGAGTGGGGTGATTAGATATTGAAGAAAAAAATATTAGAATTTATTAGATTAATTATTATAAATAAACTCTTAAAGAGCCAGTATAGGGAAACAGAATTTCATGTTGATGCTGGTGTTAAAGGTTTCAAATTAATTTATAAATCAAAAAAGAACGACATACCTGATCAAAGATAATCGTTCTTTAGTGTAAAAAGATATCTAATAGCCCTAAAACAAAAATGTTAAAGATTATAGAATTGCTTAGTGCTCGAACACTAGGCTTTTCTTTTTATATTAGATAAATTATAAGCAACTTATCAGCGGTTAAGCTTATAATAGTATTGCTTACCAATACATTATACCAAATCTAAAAACAAAATAAAATAATAAAGAATCATCATTACTATTATATTTTATTGATTACTATTTATATAAATTAATTCAGTTAAGTTAGGAAATAAAAAGGCTAATTATGTATGTATAATTTATAACTAGAGTTAAGGTTATTATGTAACCTGCTTGTAGAATGATGGATTTTTGAAATAAAATAAATTCAATTAGGTAGTTTTAATATAATTTGTAATTTATAAAAGGACTATGCCAACTTTTGTATAATTAGTTAATATGAAAGAGTGGTGATATTAGTATGGATTCTACAGATTTAAAAGATATTATAATTGCTTTAATAAACAAAGGCGAGTTTGATCTTGGTATAAATAATGAAGAAATAGCAAAAGACATAGCTAAGTTTGAAAAAGCTTATTATGCAGAAGCAAAGAATTAATTTGTTTCTAAAAGAGGAACTCTAGAAATAGGGTTCTTTTATTTTGGTGGTAATTAATGGAATAATAGCATATAATATAACATATACTAAATAGTTTGTAGGCAGGTGTTTATTGTGGTTGATAAGAAACAAGATAAGATAGGTTTATCTTTTAGCAAGGATAAGCCAGTAGAACAAGAATTATATAAATGGTTACAAGAAAAAGGCCAAATAGTAGGTGTTAGCAGCTATATTAAGCAAGTTCTGTATGAAAAAAAACTATCAGAAAAAGAGGGTAAATAGTTACTCTCTTATTTTTTTATCTTTTTTTAGAAACTTTAAGAAACTTTTAGAAACTAATTGCATACATATATAACATAGCAATAAGGAAAAGAGATGCTGCTTACCATTTCTTAATTGGCTACTCTGCCACAACCAATTAACGCCAGTTAATATTAAGATAAAGGATGATGATACATGTTTGAATTAGATATTAAATTATTTAATTTGTTATTTAGCTATTGTTACAAGTTAGGAAGTGCATTTGATCTTGGAGCGTTTGAAGGATTCATAATTTATCTAGGTGTAATAGCCTTAGGTTTAACAGGATCATTAAGCCAAAATCAAAGGAAAAAGAAAAATGATTACTGAATTAGGATTAGCTATTTTAGGTACTTATGCTTATAACTATTTAAACACATGGGAAGAGCAAAAAATAAAGTATAAATTCAAGAAATTCATAGAGGAAAAGGAACTAATGAATAGGTATAGTACAAATAAAGCAAAAGTTAAAAATGTGCAATTATTTGATTATGGATTTAGAACAACTTTAGATATAGGTGGAATATGCAGCTTTGAAGATATTGAGAAACATAAGAACTACTTAAGATCACTTTTTGGCGCCGAAGAAGTAAATCTTAAATTAACTAATGATGCAAAAGTAAATATAGAGGTAATAAATAAAACAGCTAAAGATATAAATTTTGAAAAACATAAATTAAAAAATACCGAATTACTGATTGGACATGACTCTATGGGCAAGCCAATTACTGCTGATATGAAAAAATGCCCTCACTTATTAGTAACAGGCTTATCAGGGCAAGGGAAAACAGGCTTAATAAAGTGTATTATTAATAATCTAAATGATGCTGATATAGTTCTTTGTAATGCCTTTAGTGATGATTTTATTGGCTATAATAAGACACCGAAACTACTAGGGGAAAGAAATATACTAAACTATCTAAGGCCTATACTGGAACGTCCATATAAGCGTGATAGGCCTTTGTATATACTGATAGAAGAATTAGCAACAATTAAAGACAAAGAGTTAAATAACACAATAAAAGAATTGTTATGTATAGCACGACATTACAATATCTTTGTAATTGGAATAATACAGATAGCAACTAAGGAAGAGTTAAAATTCAAGAGTTATTTTAATAGTAGGTGCAGTTTTAAGCAGCTTGATGAAAGCTCCTATAGGGTTGCATTAGGGTGTAGTGTTGATGGTGAATTGAACAATCGGGAATTCTATTTTTATAGTGATAATTTATACAAAGGACGTACCTACTCACTAACTCAGTGAAGGTTCAACAACTGGAACTAAGAGTTTTTAAGCGTAGAGGTGCGGTTATAAACTTGTTTATATTAGCTACCTCGGAGCGTAAAAAGTCTTAGTGAAAGGCGTTAGCTTTTAACTTGTTAGTAGTTGGATAAGTCGGAATGTATAATCTTAGAATTATAAAATGCAATTCCCGGTTAGAAATTTACAAAGTTCACAATTACATCATTAGAAAATCTGAAAAGCACGAAGGATTCAAAAGAATTGAGAAGCTGCAAAAAGAGATTGAGAAGTCTACAGGCAAAGAAGAAGTAAAAAAATCAAGCAAGCAGAGCAAGAAAAATCGAGTTGCAACATTAACGGCAGCCAGAAACAATATTATAAGGCTGATTAAATGCAATGATGATATGACAACATTTATTACTTTAACATTTGCGAAAGAGCAGGATTACAAAGAGAGTAAGAAAAGTTTAGATAATCTATTCCATAAGCTTAGAAAAAGATATACAGGATTGAAATATTTATGGGTACTAGAGTATGGTGATATAAACCACAGATTACATTTTCATGTGCTAACTAATATGCCTATAGAGGTCAAATTAAGCAATTCTAACGAGGTTAAATCTAAAGAACATAAGTTATTAGAACAAAGTTTTGCAGCCTCATACTGGCGTTATGGTTGGGTAGATATAAGGTCATTAGCTCAGGAAGACAACACGAATATTGCGTTATATGTAAGTAGTTATATAGTAAAGAGTTTAAAAGACGTAGATCTTGAAGGTTATCGAATTTATGGATACAGTCAAAAGACTTTAAGCAAG